TATAAAGATTGGTCTTTGTTTATTGAATGCCCTTAGGATGCTTTTCTTTGCATTGTTTGGGCTAACTTGTCTTACTGCGATGTTTTCCACTTTGTACTCCTTTGTTTAGTTTTTCAGTGCCATACTTTATTTCTAAGTATGTATATATAATAGCACCTATTACTCAAAAGGTCAACCGGAAAATGTATTATTTTACCAAAAAAGAATCCAATAAAATCAAGGGTTTACTGATTCATCTGTCCGTTTTAATGCTTTAGCCAATCCATATTTACGAACATCGCCACTGAAAAGATGCAGTTCGAGTGCCTTCTTTTCTTCCGTTACGGTAATTCCTTTGTTTGTTATGTGATATGGACAGTCAATAAACTTGTCCAAAAATAAAATTACTTGAGTAGTAATTTTGAAATCGGGTGGAAAAGGAACATCATATGTTGCAAGTTGTATCTTCTCCATTAAGAAAAGCATACCTTCGTCAGTAAGTCTTAAGCCTCCTACGTCTCTGGTATTCTGCCACCACTTAGGCATATACTCTTTCATAGAGCTTTCGCTTATCGCTATATTCGCCTGCTTTAAGAATACCTTGGTATAGGTTTCTTTCCAGTTCATGATTATTCTTCTTTTACTGTTTCACCAGCAGTTAGTTTAACCACTGTAAAGTCTTCGCAGTTGAATAGGTCGTTTAGTTTCTTAGCTAAATTATGTGCATGACCTGGATTTGAAAAAGATACTTTTTTGTATTTAGGTCCAGGATAGTTTGTTAATACGTTTGAACTTTTTAAATTAAAAGGTTTGTCTTTGAAGAATACTGCCCAAATGGCTTCCGCATCTAAGACTTGCTCAGATTTATAAGTTTTTTTATTAACGTGCTCTAGCACTACTGTTGGTTTAGGTCTGCTCATCTTTTTCCTCTATACATATATTTATCTCTTATTCAGAGTAATATACGTATATTACTAGGTTATGAGCTTACAGGATTACCAGGATTGACCGCCGTCTGCGGCGACATTAATGACTTCTTCAGTCTTATTTTGTTGGTCTATTAATTTTTCTAAATCACCATGCAATCTAGACATTACTTCGCCTAGTGTAAATGCAAGGATCTTAGCTTCTTGTAGTGTAAGTCTAAGTTCGGGTGTCTTACTTGCATCTGCTACTTTTACTTTATCAATGAACTGTTGTAGCGGAATAGGATTTAAAGGTTTAACTTCTGACATTATTTTACACTCCTTTTGTGATCTTCTCTATTGTTAACAAATACTCTAATTAACCTAGATAGATCCACTTCTTCTTTTTGTAAAGATTTAGGATTTTTAAAACTTACTTTGCAATCGTTAACCTTTGCATAGTTCATATTCTTCTCATCTATAACAATGGCATCATCTGTGTTCTTACGCCAATCGTGTGAGCTATAATTAGCCTCTGTTGACATTACTTAACTCCTGACGCATTTCTAATTCGGTCTTAAATGGTCCTTTATATTCATATTTTTCTAATGTAACTAGCTTGGGACAAAAACTTTTTACCCAACCCTTTTCAAAATGGATACAAAAATAACCTGCACAATATAAACTCTTAGACTTTTTACTTTTAGTAAACAAGCCAAATTTACGTTTAATATCGTACATAGTGTTATATGGTGTAGTTGAAGTAGGTAAGTTATAGATCTCTTTGCTAGGTGATGCCTTATCTGTAATATCACCTTTTGTCCATAGTATATAACCTAACTCCTTTTCTACTGCATTCTTATTATCATAAAAATAAGAACCTGTATCGCAACTATACATGAATCTGTTATCTTGATCTTTGGATAGAGTACCAACTTTTGTCTTACTATCAGTGTCCTCGATGATCCAAAACTTATTTTTTAAAATTTCGTTTGCTTTTAAACTTGTCATAATACAGGATACCTCGCTTGTAATGGCTCAGCATAAGCCTGAGCATTATCAGTTATTCTTTGCATATCATACAATGCACAGAACTTCATTAGACGCAAACCTACTTGTTTGATGTTCTTAGGTTGTGCATTCTCTTGAATAGTTGTTTTAATCTTTTCTTTTATATTCTCAGGTTGTGCAGTAAGATCACATAGTGTTACATTACGATTGTAATCATCTAATACTCTGTGTTCATTACCTTCATGATCAACCCAACGTTGCAACATCAAGTTATTCCAAGCATAACCTTTGTTGCTTTTATCTGCAAATGCCTCTTGTAAGCCTACTTTGTTTTTAGTGCCTTTTACTCTTACACCTGGGTATGCACTAAACACGTTATCTGATGTGTCGCCTCGCATACATTTTTCAAATAGTAACCATTCAGGATCAGGTGCAGGTTTTTCTGCTTTTGTTTTCTTATCAATTACACGTTTACCTTTATCATCAAAGTAACCTTCGTGTGTAATAGTTGTGTTACTAACACCATTATACTGTGAAACCTTAGGACTAATTAATTGTGCAAAGTCACCATCTGTAGATATGATAACGTGTTCATCATCTGGATGTGCTTGAGTCCAACCTGCAATTAAGTCATCTGCTTCTAGTTCATCATGTTGCAGAACTGTGCAGTTAGTTTTCTCTGTAATAAATTCTCTAAAATTATCAAACGTTTCCCAGAACACTCTGTCTTCTTCTTGTTGTGCTTCTGTTAGTGCGTCACGTGTTTCTTGCCTATTTCTTTTGTAAGGCTCATAAAAGTCTTTACGCCAACTTCTACCTTCTAAACAAAACACGATATGATCAGCATCGAAATCATTCCATGCCTTTTTCAAACTGTTAAATGTAATATGGAATGCCATACCAACTTTAATATCCAATTCGCCTCGTACTACATGGCGAGCTCTAAAGAAAGTATTAGCCGTATCTACCAAAACATATTTCATTGTACTACCTATTTAAATTACTATTGTGTTATAATTGTAGCATAAATTAAACAAGTTGTCAACTAATTTCTGACTTTCCGTCATCACGTTTATTGATTTTTATATATCCTGCATCTCTATTTGGATCCAAACCTTGTTCTTCCAAAATGTTTCTTGCAATAGTTTTGAACCATGCGTCAACAATCTGCTCGTTTGTTTCTCCAGAATATCCTGCATCTAATAATTGCTCAATAAATTCATTATTCCAATCAAGTTCAAAGAACCCGTTTTTAATGTCTTTATGATTTACGTGGGTATTCAAAACTGCAACCCAAGGCTTTTTGGCCTTAGTCGCCGCATCTTTTTCTTCCTTCAAAAGACGCAGTCTTTTCTCTTCAGACGTTTCTTCTACCTTTCCTTTTTTAACAAACTTATCTTTAACTTTGTTTATAAAGTCCTTCATAAGTTTTCTCCTATTATTTTCCAATCCTGACCATAGCTAATTAAACAATAACTTTCATAACCAGGATGGTACTCTACTATTGTATACGTTTTAGTAATTGGATTAGTGTAAACTGAAACAGGTAACCAAACCGGAATTGTACTCAATCCATCTACTTCACGTACTGTTGTTTCTTGCACTCCGCCCGAAATAAGTATTTCACCTCTTTCTTTAAGTCCAGCATCTAGTACTTCTTTCACCATACATACTACAGGCTTTTCTTGCCATTGAAGTGCTTTTGCGTCTGTGTAAACTGCTACCGCAGTAAACAAAGCTAAAATTGTAATTAATGTTTTCATAGTCACCTCCTACGTGCCAATTGCATTACCAAACAGATAAACGTGAACTCTTGCCGCCACATTATATCCTCGTTGAAAAGCCATTTTAGCAACGTCTCCGGCTGTCGCAGTTTGCTCTTCTTCTCTTGCACCTACAGGCATTACCCATACAGGCCAATCTACACCTTCTGCTCTAAATTTCTCTATAGCAGAATCCATTTCATCCCATTGTCTTTGTTCAGATCCTACAACAAATTTTAATTGTCCTGCTTTAGAAACTTGTCTATATTCTCCAACTACTTCTGGAATAATTGCTTTTTTAGATTGTTCACCACTAACTGTAAACAATTTAGGACTACAACTAAAGAAAACTTCTTGATCTATTCCTGTAGCCCAATCCTTAAATTCTTGTTTTAACTTTTGTGTACCATTAGTTTCAAAAGTCATTGACTCTGGCAAGTTACCTTGCTTTAATAATTCGTTGTATATGCCAACACTTGCCGCCTGTCCTGTAACCATTAAAGGCTCACCACCAGTAAAAC